GTATGCCTTGGCCCATCCGGGCTTGCTGTCGCCTACTTTGATGACAGTATCCGTCTTGTGAAAGTTGTCAGACACGACAGGCATCTTATCCACGTTCTCACGTTCTACTGAGAATCCGACTCCTGTTCCACACATAAGTATATACATACACTCATCAAAACTACGGGGGCTATCCACAGGGATATAACTACAATTAAATCCAGCCACGTTATCTCGCTCAAGGGCCTCTCCTGCTGTCATCATAGCCCGCATAGAGGGCATGACATCCTGACTTAGTATGCTCTGTTCTATCTCAGCTACGTCAGAATCACCTAGTTTGTGAGCTAGTTTGCTAAAAACGTGCTCTTTCATAAAGTTGACATACCGAGATACGGTCTCGTCCCAGTTCTCTCTGCGCTGGTCATCTTCTATCCAACGTGCATATCTGGACTTGTGAATGAACTGCTGATAGGCAGTGGGTAGTAGGTTACTCATCTTCTTTGTTCCCTTCCTTCGGGTAATATACGTTTACATCACTGCCACAGTTCGGGCAGGACAAGTTTGTTATCATGGAGTACGACTCATCTTCATGGTCTATGTCGTGGTCGCCGCCCCATATCAATTCTGTACCACAGTGCCAGCAGTTCATGGCGACACTTCCTTGATTAGTCTTTCGAGGTACCAGTGGGCTTTCTTGAGGTCCTCGACTCCGTTTTTGTACTCGTGTCTCCATAGGTACTTGATAATGTTTCCTTGGAGATAGGACTTGTAGCCTGTACCTGTTGCCGCCTTGATTGCCTCAATGCACTCGATACCTGCCTGATTGTAGTGTGGCGGTTTGTTGACCATGTCAGCATGTTCGTGCTTCCTTCCTGCTTCGTTGAGTTCCTGCATCTGCCGCTTCATGTACTCTTCGTGGCGTATCTGGTCCATCATCTCTCGTCCCCGTCTCCGCTAATCTTACCGCGTCTCGCTCGGTCTTGTAGCTTGTTGATGTTGTACTGGGCGACATGTTGTAGGTCAAAGCCTATGTCACGAGACAGTGCCGCACAATACCATAGCACGTCACCAATCTCTGCGGCAAGCTCCATCTTCTTCTGCTCGAACTGCGCGACATCGTAGCCATCGCGGATGAACTTCTTTACCTTGTTGGCAATCTCGCCAGCTTCACCTGCTAGTCCCAATGCAGGGTAAGTCATCTTGTGCCTATCAGGATAGATGGCAGTCTTCACTGCTTCCTTCTGATAGTAGTTCATGCTCCACTGGTCCTTCATTGTGTCTCTCCAACATCTACTTTTACTATGTTATCTTCACGAGCAAGAACCTTGTCGGTGATGCTCTGGGCTTCTTCGCTGTCTACCTCGGCAGAGAACGCCTGTGCCATAGATACAAAGCTAAGACGAGCCATACCTGCATCCCACACCCTATCAAAGTCATTTTCCAAAAGCTCAATCATACCACTCAGAACCACCATACCTGCAGGAATCTCACCGTCAGAAAACTCGTCCTCATTCGTGGTGTCATAGGCTGTCATACCAAAGCTGTCTTCATCAGAGTTACTCAGTATGAGATAGAACTTGTCTTGAAGAAGACTCGCCTTTTCCATCTGCATTTCTAAATCGTCTATCTTATCTGTCATTCTTCAACCACTCCTCAGGTATGTATTTCTCTGCCCATATAAACCCGTGCTTATCAGCCCACGCAGCATAGGTGGTTTTGCTTCCCTTGTATATCTTGTTCTTTGCATTTAAGAACAGGAACCGTATGTCAAGGTCGGGGTATTGTTTCTTCACCAGTATCATCTTAACGCGGTCACCCTTATCCATGTAGCCTTTGGCCTCAACAAAGATGTCAGCTTCCAACAGGTGAAAGTCTGGTGTGTACACCCTAGGCTTCGGAACGTAGGGTAGTTTCTTCTGCTCATACTCGAAGGACACGCCTCTATCTGCTAGTGACCTAGCAACGTTAATCTCGAAGGCAGACCTATACTTGGTGTTTCTCATGTTATTTGCAAAGCGAACTCTGCCTTTACTGTTGCCAGACGTTGCATCAGAAACTGCTCTATCTTTGGTGTGTGCTTTTCTAGGTAGTTTAACTCGTCGTTTATACGTACTGTCGGAAGGCATACAAGTGAACCCATTCGCAGATGATGAAGTATGGTTTGGATTTCGGTGTCAATCTTGGGCTTGTCCCTAGCTTCTGTGTCAGCTATCAAGTAACCCATAGGACTGTAGTTGTTTCTCAAGGTGAGAGGGAGGGAGTTCTCCAAGCCACGGACTTGCACCGTCGCAGGGTCTCCCCCTCTCTCCTCGTAGGTTTCAACATACACAACACGCATAGCCGGATTGAGTTGGGCTAGCTTCAGGGGGTATGTATCTGCATATAGAACAGGCATCAGAGTTGCCTATTCTTCAGTTTTGTGTACCACGCCATAGGTGGGAACTTCGCTTTCGATGTTACCTTAGGTGCGTACTCTGCGTTCTTCCAACACTCTTCTTTGAATGAACACCACGTACACGTCTTGGGCATCAGCTTGTTTCCGGTTTTGACAATCTCGCCTTTAAGCCTGTAGGTTTCGTCAGTAGGCGTGAAGGGTATGACTATATTATCGTCGTTGAGGATGCTATCCACGCGGCTCTCAGCGTCCTTTAAACAGGCTTCTCGTTCTTCTTTTTGGTCTTCGGGTGCCTCGACAAATGCCCACTCACCTGTGGACTTGTTAATTGCAATCCAACCACCGAACGGCTTGTTCTCAGACTCGGCATACAAGTGTCCCTGCATGACATAACCAAACGGGTCATCGTCCTTGATTGCATCGTACCCGCCGCGTCCCCCGAACTTATTATCGAAAGCCCACGGGCTGGCAGACTTGACATCCCACACCTTCTCCTCGCCATCATCCATAATCAAATCGAGAGTACCTTTAATCTTCTCGCCTGACAGATTGAGTTCGCAGGAACGCTGGGTATCCACAACATTTACACCTGCAGCTTTCATGGTGAAGATAGCAACAGCTTCCACCAAGTCCCCAATCAGGAAACGCACCACATCATTGTAGGCAACATCTTGCTTGTGACCCTTCTTCTCCATCTTCTGCTGACAGAGAGGACGACCGAGACCCGACATGCGGATACGATACCCATCTCTGCGTGACAGTTGCTTTCGAAGAGAGTCCTCGCAGTCTTTACCAAACTGTTTGATGAGGGACTCAAAGCGGGAAGAGTCAATCTCTCCCCGCCCTGCCTGTTGAAGGAAGTCCTGTATTTCTACAAGAGCTAGCATTAGCCGAACCGCTTAGACATATCGGCATCTGCATCGGACAAAGTAGCCTTAGTTGCAGAGGTGTAGTCGCCCATAATCTTTTCGTTGAAGCCCTTCACTGTACTTGTGAAGTCTTTGATTAGGGACTTGTCGCTGTCGGACATGCTCACTTCCTTTACGAAAGCTAACTTAGGAGTGAAGTAGGTGAGTGTACCTTTCTTCTGTTTCTCTGTAGTCAGTTCGATATAGGACTTCTGCATCAAGACTTTCTTCTTGCGTGTCAACTCTTGGTCGATGAAGTTACGCACAGGAATGAAGCCCGACTTCTTGAAGTAAGCTACGAAAGGCATACCCTCGATGACTGCCGCTGAACCATCTGCGTAAACACCATCCTTAACGTCGATGATACCATAGATGATTTGATTGCAAGTAACCGAACGGCTGAGTAGTACTCGTGGGTCATCGTCTGACAGGGTCTCTTCTTCCTGTTTAGCGAGTCTGCCACACTTGTTGCCGCCTGTTGAATCAGGGAAGTCGCCTGAGATAGTCGGACGCTGGATGGAAGTGGCAGAGAACTTGGTGGTTTCTTCGTCCCATACCGACCAGTTGTATGTACGAAACAGTGGGCGAATAAACACCTTAGGTGCATACACATCTCCTGTGCCGTCGTTGATGCGCCAGTCACCCTTGGGGATTGAATGACCATCATCCGAATCCTCGTGGTAGTTGATGCTCAGTTTAGGAAGCCCCTTGTTAGAACTGGCAGTTGTATCTGCCTGTCCCGTTGCCGCCATGATTGCAGCATCGTCGTTGAGTTCGATTGCGGCAAGGATGCCGTCTAGTTCAGTGTCGATAGTCGTAAGTTGTGTACCCATGGTTTATACCTCTCTTGGGTTAAAGTTTAACGTAAAAGGATTATACCTCATAAACAGGTTCTAAGTCAAGCCAATTCGTACCCATTTTTAATTCAATCCCTACAGGCATGTCGTAACTGATATCGTAACGACGTTCTGTTTCTTGTGGCAAGCAGAGCATAGCCGCCGCCATAGTCTCGATGCACATCTGCTCTTCGCCGGGATACACATCTATTACAATAGAATCGTGTACCGTATTACAGATGAGAGATTTCATAGACTTGTCTATCATATCTTGATGTAGTTTGACAAGAGCCATCGGCAGTAAATCTGCAGTGGCAAACCCCTGAACAGGGTAGTTACAGATAGCTGTACGGTTGGTAGCAGTACCCCACTCTGTCCACTTTGCGTCAGGAAAAGCATACATCCGACCTGATGGTAGAGTTATTTCTTTTTTTGTTACTGCATCTTTTTGTAGCACCTTGTGCCATTCTGTCACGCCTTTGTACTTATCTTTGAACGCACGATAGTATCTCTGCTGGTCATCGGTACCACTCACACCACCATACAATGGCTTGAATGTGTGTGCCTTCGCTTCTTGTCTGGTACATCCGATAACACTGGCAGTGTAGGTGTGAACATCAGTGCCTATCTCCACGTCTGTTTTGATGGCATCATCTTGAGCGAGGAACCCTGCAACACGAAACTCTAGCTGTGCATAGTCACCTTCTAAGATGGAGCCACCCTCGAACCGACTTTCGATTGCCCGACGAATAGCGAACGTGGTACCTCGCGGCATGTTCTGGAAGTTGGGGTTACGGCTGGACAACCTACCTGTGGCTGTCACACACTGCATAAACTCTGTGTGGATGAAGCCGTTGCCGTCCATGTTGTTCTCCATGCCATCTACAAAGGAACGCAGGTATGTTCGCAGGGCAGAGTATCGGATGTAGGACTGGGCAAACTCACGGGCATCACCACGTAAGGTCAATGACAAATCTTCTAGGGTTTCTTTATCTGTCTTGAACCCGCCTGATGCTGTGTCAAATGTGTCACGCGGTAATATCTTGAAGCCTGCAATCTCAGGGGTACGAGTGTACTTGACACCTTTACCGTCGCAGGTCTTGCAGATACGCACGGCTTTACCTATGGTGCCATCTTTCTTCAGGGGGTTGAACCTACCCTTACCAGAGCAGTCCGAACATTGGCTGCCCACAGTCTTGTACATCACGTCAGTCTCATTGAGTACATGACGATTGAACTCGGCACGAGACATACGACGACGCATCTTGGGCTTCTTTGTTGCGCCACGCATCTCGTGTCCTAGGTTGAATATGTCTGCCCACTTTCTTTTGTCTCGTACCTTACAAGAGTAGAGAATCATCGAGCGGTCATCGGGACTGTCGAGGTTTACAGGAGTGTCCCCCATCGAGTTCGCGGCAAGTATATTCAGCCGCCGCTCTAGGGTGAACAGTTCTTGTTCGTATTCATTGCGGATTTCAGTGAGTGTGTTCTTGTTAATCTTGATTCCGTTCTGCTCTATGTGAGCCAGAACATTGGTCATCTCAAGCGACAGAAGCAGTGTGGGCTTTAGGTTGGACATTATATAGTTCCTCAAATGTTGAACAGCCATAGGCTTTGAGTTGTGCAACAGCTACTTGTTCTGTAGCCATCACGTCTGCTATACCATACTCGTGAATGGTATGCCAAGGTATTTCGTGAAAGGTCTTACCTTCCTTGAAGTATGGTGTAATCAGGTCCTTCTCTTTCTGAACGCCGCCGTACTTCTCTGCAACAGCAGACAAAGACAAAGGCCAACGCCGTGCTTTCGATAGCACATACTCTGCAACCATCGTGTCATACACATGACCCTCATACTTGAAGTTGCACTCACGTACCCAAGACAAGTCGAACTTGATGTTGTGACCTACAACTACATCAGCAAGGTTTAAGGCATCTTGAAAGATGTTGAAGCCGTCAGTGCTGGGTGGCTCAGTGCTGTGGTCGAAGCAGAGGTACTTCACCTTGTCCATGCCTAACCACTTGTAACCAACAGACACTAGGGTGTTGCCGAAGTAAGGCAATGGTGTAGACGAACCATTGGCTTTCTCTTTGTGTGTAGTTTCTACGTCAAACGTCAAGACTCTCATCGTGCATCACCTTTCTTATCTCAGCTATAAGCCACTGTGGTTTCTTAGTAAAGACTTCTTTTAGTTTCTGTTCGAAGTAGTCTAATTCCTGCTCCGGTGTTGGAGGTTTTTTAAAGGGTTCTTTTAGTATGTAATTACATACAAAGTGTGTCAGGTCATGTTTGTGGTCATACCACGTTTGCTTACCTTTAACACGCCACTTGTTACTGGCTAGACTTACAATATACTTATCATTAACCAACACCAGCCCATGAGAATAATCACATATATGCAAACCGTGCTGTACTAAGCCAATCAGTTTTTTAAGACTGAAAGAGCTATTTTCATGGGGATTCTTGAGTTCGTAATTAGTTTTCTCATACTCTGTAGCTAACTTGCTTTCTTTGCGCTGTTTCTTTTTAAGAGCAGGTAAACACTCTTGCGTATATGTTTCTTGTTTATACAGTTCTAATAGCATCAGTAATATACCCCCGTGTGTACATCTATGTGACTGGTAAACATACCATGCCACCCGTTCAGTTTGTTCTTTGAGATACAGATGTGTCGTGCTGTATTCTCTTCTTCTGAGGTGCCAGTCTTACCGATACCGATAATGACATCCGCCTCACCTGCCTTACCAGTACGTGAACCATCCAACATGGAGTAGTCGATGAACTGGCGGTCATGTGCTTCGAAGCTGGCCTGACTAACTGACCACACAAGAAGTTTGTTACGCTTGGCAATCTCTCGTGCTGTCACGTATATCTCCTTGAGCTTCTCGTCGCCCCTGTTGAACTCACCGTCTACCCTGAACTTATCCAACTGGTCACAGAACATAACGTCGGGTTCGTTCAGCAAGGCATAGTCATTGAGTTCTGACATGGATGTTCCCACCGAGTCCATAACTATGAGGTACGGTTCGATGTCCTCTGTGTATACCTTGGCAAGGCTCTCACTCTGTTGCAGCATGTGTTCACGGGTCAAGCCAAAATAGCTCTGGATGATACGCATTTTAATTTTTTCTGCTGGTTCCTCGTTTGCCCAATACACCACCTTCTGCTTCTGCTTGATGTAACTAGACGCGATAAAAGCACAGAACGTGGTCTTGCCCACCTCAGGACGTGCAAAGATTATACCTAGGTTTCCCCTGTCCATACCTGCTAGGTTCTCAGCTAACAAGTCCCAGCTAAAAGGGAAGTCTGGTTCTCCTGTCTCTCCTTCGAGAAGCTCTGCAAAACCTTTGTCCATCTCACTGTAGGTAGTCTTGTCGGACATACGCCCATCCTCTACCATATCTATGAGCGTCTTCAGTTCTCCGAAGTGTTCTGATTCACCTGTGAATATAGCGATGGCCTTCTCGCCAATCTGTCTCGCCCTATCTCGTACCCAGAAGTTCTTGACGACATCCATCTCAAGAGACATATCAGGAGACACCCTCAGTGTTAGGGCATCTACTATGGCGTATAGTTCTGTCATGGCACTGGTAGGCATAGCAGGGTTTCTGTCATGCAAGAGAGCCGCCAACTGATTCGGGTGTATATCCACGTCATATTCTTTGTGTCCGTATGTTATTGTATCGAACACGGTAGCATCTCTGCCTGCGAACATCTCCTTATCAAGGATGTTCTTCACTTGGTTATAGAACTCGTGGTTCAGTATGAACCCCAGCACCTGATGCTCAAGTGACGTACCTTGAGAGTGTGCGTTGTCTTGTGTCATTATCCATATCCTTTAAGTCTTGATTTAAAATCATCATCGTAGCGGGTACAACACCGCGTAACTTTCTTACAATTTCTAGTGCCTTTTGGGTAGCATCCTTATCGAGTGCTACATATACCATGTCGTATTTCTGAAGCACCTTCTTGTGTGTGTCAAGAAGGTTCGTTCCCAGCAGGGCTACCCCCGTGTAATAACCCGTAATACAACAAGCACTAGCGCAGTCTTCCACAAGAATTGCCACACGTCCACTGCCGCAAACGAAAGGACTACCTGACTTTCCATATCTCCACCACTTGGGCTTCTCGCCCGTTAAAGTTCTACCTGCGGCATCAACAACACGCCTACCATCTGTAATCAAATACACTATGCGATTCATCTTAAAATCAAACCGCAAGTCCACTCGACCTTCGAGGTACGCTTCGTACGCATTGACCCGCTTGAGGTAGGCAACTGCTTCTGGACTTCGTGATATCGGTACAAAAGTATCGGGCATCTCGAACGCATCTGAAGATGGGACGACCTCCTGTTTTCTCTTTGTTTTCAATAGCAAAGGATGCGTCGTTACATCTTTACTTAAACGAAAACCTGTTCGACCTGACGCTGTACAATCTGCATGAAAGCAATGATAGAGGCGTTGACCATTCTGTTCGCCAACGCTAAATGTATTCTTCTTTCCGCAGACAGGACAATCAACACGCATCCGACCATTCGGTTGCAGAGCCAAACCCATCACGTAATCTTTTATCCAGTGTGCCATGAGATACCTATATGACAAACACAAAACGCTGTCAACTTTATTTTTTGTCTTGACGAGTGCGGCTAACCATGCTATTAACCTTCTATACCCCGCTGGGTAATACCACATATAAAGGATATACTATTATGAATAAGAAGAATCCTATAGTAAAAGATTTACATAGTAGTAAATATCGTAGTAGAATAATACAAGACAAAAGACCCACGCTTAGAGATGAGCAATATGATTGGGTTGCTGAACTATACGAGGAACAAGATGCCCAGACCGAACAAGCTACCAGACAAGACGAAGACGTACAATCTTCTGATGACAGTTGAACAGTGGGACTTTCTACTGAAGGCCGCTACTGACAAACAAAGAACTGAGCTAGAACAAGTGAGTGTTGCTGACCTAATCAGGGAAGCAATCGACATATACATCCAAGTTGTAGAAGCTGAAAGAGCGGAAGAAGAAAAGACATGAGCAAAAGAAATCCGAAACCTGTAGTAGAACAGAGAGAGTTCGACAAAGCATGGCAAGTACTAACGCCAGCTTCTTGTGTACGAACTGGACACACTGACAAAGAGCTTGTCAAAGAACATAAAGCTGTGGACTTACCTAGGTGGGTTTCTGTATTCGTGTCAAAAAATAAAAAAGAATGTGACAAATGGCTTGACACTAACAGAGAATACGTGGTAAAACTAATGACACTATACGAAGTCGCATAGCTTTTCTCCTTTCTATATGCACCGTATAGTGCCTTTCTGTTGTGGTTGACAGAAGAGCGGGGTTACCTTTCGGGGTGGCCCCGTTTCTTTTTGTTTGACACACCGGATAGTTTGCTGTATAGGTAATGAAACAGCAACCAACCGAAGGGAAATAAAATGTCAACAGGCAAGTACGAATGGAATGTCAGGGTCGCAAAGCAAGGCTACGACTTTGCTGAATTTATTGTAAGTGCAGACACTGCCAAAG